ACAAAATCACGCAAAAAATGGATTGACCGCCCGCACTGCATTATGCTATAAAACATTTGCGCTCATCCGGACAAAAAACAAGAAGAAATAGCTTGTTCGTGTCAAAGGGAGGGCAGCAGCTTACTTTGCTACTTCCTTGAAATCTGCATTCTCCTGATGCTTATGGATAACACGCGGGAACTTACCCGTCCACGCATCGGCGCTGTACACCTCCGTCCCCTTCTTTGGGTCCACCAGCGCAGGCCGCCCCACCAGCATGATATTCCCGGCCCCGCCCCAGCCATACGGCCTATCCAGACGCGTCACCGCCACACTCGGCATCGGCATGCCCCCCAGCTCCAGCGCACTCAGGAACTTCTCCGGGCTCAGCGTATGCACCGCCGCCAGATTCGTGCTGAAACTAACCAGCGCCTCGCCGGGATACTCCAGCGTCTCATTAAACGGCTTCGCAGCACGCTCCACCGCCGTCCAGTCTCGCCGCAGCTGCACATTTCTCGCCTCAACCTCACCTGCCAATCGTCTGTACAACTCATACGGGCTCTTCTCCAGCATCCAGCCATACTTCTCAGGGTACACACTCGCCAGCAGCAAAGCCTCCTCGTTAGCATAATCCTCATTACCGCCACGCGCAAACCCTTCAATCTTCTGAATAGCGTGCTGCACCTCATGCAGCAAAGTCCCCAGAACCTCCTGCTCACCCAGCATATCATTCAACACAATGGCATTCCATCCATCATACATTCCCCGGTAAGCAGTAGAGCCCAACATATCACCATACACCCGATAATCTCGCAGCTGCGGATACGCCTCATACAACTCAGGAAAATCCAGTACATCCTCCAGCAACACCGTCCGCAAAGCCGCATCAGCAACATCTTCCGCGTCTCGCTCAAACAACTCCATGTGTACCCGGAACCACGGCTTCCCGCGCAATATGCGCTCCGGCACACCCAATCTGACCGCCTCCTGCCGCACATCGTCCGCAAGCTGCTCAACTCGCGCCCTCATCTCCTCCGTCCTTTCTCCGGCCTCCGTGCGGTCATACACAGCCTTCAACTCCTGCGCAACCTCGCTTTCCTTAAGCCTCTTCAAAGCTGCCACAATCGTCTCCCGGTCGGCCTCCAGCTTCGGATGCAAAGCTCGCTCAACAGGTGTAATCCCCAGATTATCTCGCATACTCGCCAGCATGAACACAGCATTATTCGTCCGAGAAGCCCCCTTCTCTCCCAAAATAGCTCGCTCCAGCAAGAGATAATCACCCTCTTCCATTTCAATCTCAGGGAAAACAGCTCTCCACTCACCATACAACTTCCTGCGGAAATCCTTACGCTCGTTTTCTATGCGTTCATACTCCCTCAAAATCTCCGAGACCTCATCCTCACTCGCAGAATCCATAGCCTCATCCAGACGGTCCAGCCTGGCTTCCAGCTCTGCATGCTGCCTCTGGCGACCATCCTTGACCGCCAGCTCTCGCTGCTCCTCAATAAACGCCTTTATATCATCAACACGCTCCCGATATGACGGACTCCGGAACATCGCCTGGCTCGCATCCAGCTCCACACGCAGTTTCCCGTCATCGCGCCCCTTAAACGCGCGATGCTTTATCTCATCCCAGTTGGCCGCGCCCTCGCCCACCACGCTGAAACTCGCCGTCTCATCCTCGTAATCCTCCCAAGGTGCATTGTAATCACCGGTCTCATTCACGCCTGTGATTTTCACATCGTCTCCCGAGAAGATTACGTAGTTGTACGTCCCTTCGCCAGCCCGGCGAGACATGCCGTCCAGATACTTAATGCCCTTATACCCGCGCTCTGCCAGCCATTCAGAAGCGGCCTTCGGAGTCCCAAGAACGCTCGTCAACTCGCTGTAGATGCGATAGCCTTCCCAGCGTTCCTTGCTCGCTTCGGGCATCTGCATCACCAGCCCACGAGCTGGTTGGCCACTCTTCAGCTCACGCACCGCATCGTGCAGCTCTGCCGGCACCTTCTCGTCCCACATCAGCAGGTTCGAGTCATCAGCGTTCAGCTCCACGCGGTAGTTGATAGCTGGCAAGTTAACACTCTTGCGCTCAAGCTCCATACCTGCCAGCTCCTGCAAAGCTGTCATCAGTCCGGGAATATCCTCCCCTCCATCCTTCAGGAAATTCTCATAATCGGCCAGCTGCTTTTGTGCGCCCTCGCGCAAAACGCTGTATACAATAGCCTCCTCCATCTCGTCCACCAGCTCCTGCCCGCCGTGTCTCATGAACACCTCGCGCACCAACTTCTGGAGCTCCTTCTCGCCCAGCTCATTATCCCCTCGGAACAACCTCATCTGGTAATCCTCATCTGCGAAATAGCGATAATACTCCCGATTCGACCCCTTATCCCCCGAGAAATAAAGCCCCCAGCCGAAAGCCTGAGCACCCTCTCCCGTCCCCATCTTCGAGGTATCGAACTTCCGGAAGCGATGCGGTGTCGCATGCAGAGCCTCGATACTGAAGCTCGGCTCGGTCACCACAGCATTGCTCGCCTCCAGCACTCCGTCCTCAAACAGCCCGCGCTCCTGAGCATCTGTTACGCTCATGGAAACATCTTCCTCCACCTTCTGAGGCTCACGCCCGGCAGCACGCACCAGCTCGTCAACCTCCTCCTTTGAGAGCACTCGGTTAACTTTCATCGCGCCCGTGATAACCCAAGGGTCTGTCGCAGGGTTTGGATTCGTTCGGTACTCATAGTACCCATCTACAGGTACACGCTGCAGACCTCGGTAGGAATGCCGCTTGTCGCTCGCGTCAACCTCGGCCTGGTAATTCTCGTCTGCTGCATACTCTACCTCTGCCCACACGAAATCCTTCGGAAACAAATCTCGCTCGCCAGTCAGAGGGTTCTTGCGGTTAAACTGCAAAGCGTACGGAATCTTCCCCAGATGCCAGCCCGGTCGGTAGGCCAGCAGCTGCTTCCCTGTGTTCGTTCCTTTGCCACCAGCCTGCACCCTCGGTCTGCCTGTCTTCGAGTCCTCTCCTCTGGGAGCTTCATCCGCATCAAGCCACACGCCAACAGGCGTATCCGCTCCACCCGGATTGGCCACCATTGGCGGATACAGTTTGCCGTCTTTCTGGTAGAACACCTTGTACCCGATACCCTTCTTTTCGGGCTCAGGTTTCGTGCGGATAGAGAAGCTCACCTCTTCGGACACACTCATATCCCCCTCCACCGCAGCCTCACCCTCGGCCACATCCGCATCCACCTTCCGCTGAGCAGCAGCCTTCGCAGCCATCTCCTCGCGCACCTCAGCACCATGCTTCGCCTCAGCCTCAGCCAACACCGGAGTGCTCGGCACACGCTGCTCCAGCACACGCTGCATCGCCGCTAAGCCATCCTCCAGCTGTAGCTCGCGCAAGAACTCCACATCCTTCTCCACCAGGCGGTCCACCATCCTCGCAAACTCCGGGTCAAGCTTCGCACTCGCCTCCTTATCAGCCAGCACCTTGTTAATAGCCTTGCCCAGCTTCAGCATAGCCACAGCACGCTGCACCAGGTGGCGAATCATATCCAGAAACGCATTCAGCTTCTCGCCCAGCTTGTACTTCTTGGTCGAATCAGCCAGCACCTTACTCTGCACCAGCTTGCCCACGCCCTCAATGATAGCCATTCGGTCATAACTCTCCCCCTCCTTCAGCTCATGAAGGAAAGCACCCTGGCGGCCCAGCGCACGCTCCAGCTCCAGCAGATTATCCGCATACCAGCCCAGCTCGCGGCCATTCTCCTCCATATCGAGCGAAAGAAAATCCTCCGTCACATCTTCAAGCACCTCCATCGCGCCGTAGCCACCACGCGCCACGCGCAGCACCGTCCGCACGCGCCCATCCTGGCTCGACACACGCACACGGTTCACACGCGACACCAGCTGCTTCTCACGCTGCGCCCATTCCTCATCCGTCAGCTTGCGGCCCAGCTTCTCCTCAGCCTCACCGCGAGCCACACGCATGCGGCTCTCCCACGCGCGACCTTGCTGCGCAAGCGTCCCCAGCGGAATATAAGGGTGAATCTCCGGGTCAATATCCGTTGCCTTCGCACCCTGGCTCAACCGAATACCAGCCGCCGCCGCAATCCTGCGGAAGTAGTCAGCATTCATGTCGGCATCCTCCACAGAAACCACCCAGCTGTCACTCTTCTCGGCCACCTTGCCGGTCATCACCTGCCCCAGCACCATATCCGCAAACCCGACCTGCACCTTGCTGCCAAGCTGCTCGATACGAGCCTGCACAAACAGACGCCCAGCCTCCTGGCTCATCACCAGCTCCTGAACCTTGCCATCCTCATCCTTGTACTGCACCCGCACATTGCCACCCTCGCCCGGCAGCATCTTCGGCAGATTGTACGCCCGCATCAGATTCTCGAAAGTCGAAATCTCCTGCAGCTGCGGGTACAGCTCCGCAATATAACCGAACACACCACCCGCATCCTTCTTCAGCGCCGCATCCACCTGCTGCACACCGGCAGCAATCTGCTGCAGAGAGCCATCCCTCCGCGCCATATTCGCCGCCACATTGTGGTCAATGCCGATACGCTCCAGCCCCTCCACCACCTTCTTGTAGTGCTTCGCCTCAGCTCTGTGCCCCGGCACATTCACACCACCCAGCAGCAAACCATACAGCGCCGTAGCCAGAATCTGGTCAGGCTTCAGCATCTCTGCCATCTCATTCTTGTACTCCACCCAGGGCGAATCCAGCTCCAGCCCGGTCGGAGCAAACGCATTGTAAATACCACTCAGCAGCAGCCCGGCCGCAGGCTCAGCAAAAGTCTCCTCCAGCCCACCGGCCACCACTCCCATGCCAATGCGGCCAGCCGTCGTCCCATAAAGCTTGCCGAAAACACGCGCCATCGGGCCCGTGCTCATCAGCGCGTCCAGCCCCGGCGCCATCTTCGTCGCCTTAATCGAACCAAAAGCCATCTTCTCCACGCCAGCCTGAATCGCCGCATTCACCGTGGCGCGAGCATTCGCGCTCACCCAATCCGAGCCCTCACCCAGCTGGCTGGCCAGGTCATGCGTCCGCATACTCATAGCACTCGCCAACATACCGCCCGGCACCAGATAAGCCAGGCTCCCCGGCATCATCTTACCGAACTTCGCCAGTCCGTCAATATCATACACCCCCTGCACCGCATTATGCAGCTGGCCTCTAAACTCGTTCAACTCCTGCGTACTCCGGCGCTCCTCGTCCGTCATCTTCCGTAGCGAGCCATCCGCATTCAGCTGCCCGCTCTCACGCGCAGCGTGCGCAATCTCCTGCAGCCTCATATCTTCCATGACAGACAGCCCTCCCGCAGCCTCATAATCAGCACCAGCTGCACCCTGCAGCACCGCCTGGAATGCCTCATGGCGCGCCCGGTTCGCATTAAACTCCTCCACCTGCTCATCCGTCACGAAAGCCCTGAAATGCCCGCCCATCATCCCGGCCGTCAGATTCTTCGTCGCAGACTCAAAAGCATGAGCAAACTGCACCAGAGCATTGCGCTCCTCCTCGGCAGTCTTCATATCTGCAATCCTATCCTGCAGCGCACTGAAGAAAAGCCCAGTAGCCATCTCATCGCCATACAGCGCATCGAAAATCAGCTGGCCGGTGCTCCCCTTCGTCAGCACATTAGCCCCGGCGCTCTGCGGGTCATCCATCAGCCCTCTCATCATGCTGAAAGCCTCAGTAGCCTTCACCAGCGACACCTGCTCATCATCGCTCCACACCCCGCGCCCCTGCGCATCAAGGAACCCCAGCCACGCAGCACTCTCCTTCTTGTTGGCTTCCCCCTCCTGCACAATCTGCTGCAGAACTGTCCCGAGCGTCTGCCGGCGCTCCTGCAGCTTCACCTGCTGCTCCACCCACGCATCCTGCGTCTTCGTGATAAGGTCACGCCCCATCTCCGTGTACAGGTCATCCTGCTGCTCCACCTCCGGCAGAGCCTCCGGCTTCTCTCTCCCCAGCCAGTATGCCTCCGGAGCACCGGAAATACCCAGGTTGCGAGCCATCGCCGCCCCCACAAAATACTGCATCGCCTTCTCCGAAACCGCCCTCACCGGCACACCCTCGCCGTAGTAATCACGCACACGCTTCGCAGCATCTTCATCGCGGTCGGCAATCATGTAATCCTGCAGACGCGCCATCTGCGTCTCGCGGTCATTCGCACGCCCCGGCAGCGGCAGAAAATGCAGATTATACGCAGCCTGGCGCTCCACCAGCTCATCATTCATATTGATATCGTCCATAAATCTCACTTGGTTAACTCGTCCATGTAGCGGGCCACACCAGTGACCCAGTGTTTATTCAATCCCTTCGGGTCATTCCCGGCGCCGATAGGCGCATACTTCCGTCCAATCTGCTCGATAGTAGTCAGCCCATTGCCCACATAATTCCTGCGCAGCTGCTCCGCCATGTAGTAAATCGACTGCTCCACGCTCCGGAACGTCACCGGCCCGCGCCTATCGCTCACCCCCATAGCGTTCTTCTTATTGCGGAAAGCGCTGCTCGTCCCGCGCCCCGTCTCGTGCATCGCTATCGCCATCAGCAAGTTCGGGTCAAGGTCATTCCGGCGCGCAGCATCCACAAAAGCGCGGTAATACGGAGCCAGTCCGCCCAGCGAGCGCGCCCGCTTCGCCGTCGCCATAAAACCACCCTGGCTCAACCGACCCTGGGCCCCCTCAAACGTGATAGTATCATACGGATTCTTCAGCAGCCCCATATCTCGCCGCAACTTCTGGCTCATCATCGGCGCCGAGCAGTTAGCATGCTCCACCACCTTAACCTTGTCAGCCTCCACATCCGCAGGCGTCTGCAGCACCACATCCTTGCCAGCCAGCGCATGCCCCTTCGGCACATACAGAATCCGCTCCGTCGCATTACCGGCCCAGCCGTTGGTGGCTCCAACCTCAGAAACTAGAGACACCTCAACCATCGGCTCCCCGGCCTCCGCGTCAGCCTCCTCAGCAGCCGCCTTGTCACGCGCCGCCTCCGCATCCACTCTCATCCTCTCAGCCACCTTGATATCCGCACGCAAGTCAATACCAGCCTGCTTGCGCTTCTCTCGCTCCGCCAGCAAATCACGCTCAAACATACCAGCAGCCTCCTCAGCCATCTGGTCCACATCCAGCGCCAGAGAATCCTCCTGACTATGAGCATCGCAAAAATCGTAGAACGCCCGCGCCTGCTGCATATAGTTCGCATTCGGATTCCGCAAAATCCACTGGTCAAACTTGGCAAAGATAGCACGCTCAGCCTTCTCCGTCTCAGCCTTATCGTAGTCCTCCCACTTGGCAATCTTCTCCGAGAGCACCTTGTACTCCTTGTTCTCCTCATCGCTGCGCTCCTTGCCAATCAGCTCAGTGAAGCGGGTGCGCATCCCCTCAAGCATCATCGTGTTCTTCGGTCGGAAATACCGCCCCTGCCCACGGAAAGCCTTGACCGCCTCACGCGCATTAAACGCCGCCGTCCCATCAATCTCCTTGCGCAGCTGCCCCACCACCTGCGAAGCAAACTCCGCCGAGTGGCCGTAAACCTTGCATACCGCCTTCGCCTGCTCCAGCTCTGCCGGGTCATCCGCATGCTGCACCAGCCCGCGCAAATACGTCAGCAAAGGCCCACGCACCTCCTCCTTCGCCTCGATGGAATCAAAATCCCCATTATACTTATTCCACACACCCACCAGCCCACGCGGCATCCCGCGCGGCGCCTCCCTCGGCTCAGCCTCCAGCCTGGTACTCCCATCCCGGCCCTTCACCTCGCGCACCCTCTGCTGCGGCACATCCACCGGCATCCTCGCAGCCAACTGCTCCAGCTTCATCTGGTTCTCCGGCGACAACCCATCACGGAATTCAGGGTCATCATACAGCTTGGCAAAATGCTCACCCCCCTTGTACCACGCATCCCGCACCTGCATCATATAGCCCTCCTGCACCTTCGCGTAAGATCTCTCATTAAACTCCATCATCTTCACCCGAGCCTCAGTCTCCGTCAGCACCCCGGCATCCACCTGATTCCTCAGCTCCCGCTGATACCCCAGCACATCCCCCAGCTTCTCCGCCTCCTCCAGCGCAGCCTTACCCGCCCGGCGCACCCCGGCCGTCATGTGCCCCGCCACCAGGCCCTTCACATGCCGCTCCGTCTCCTCCGCAAAATCCGCATACTCCTGCTCATACCGGATCAGGCGCTGTGGGCTCCAGAAACGCGGCCGCACCGCCGCCACCTCATCACTCGCCGTCTGCATGAACGCCTCAAACTTCTCCTCATCCACCTCACCATTCTCCCGCAGCAAGCTCTGCTTCGTACCAGGCGCAGCCTCCAGACCAGCCTTCAGCTTCCCCTCCTGACGCCCGCGCAGCTCACGCAACTTCCGCATCGCCTCCGCCCCCTCCTGGTAATCCTGCAAGCGCTGCACCTCATCCACCAGGCCCTGCTGAGCCTGAGCCCCCGATGCCACCGCTCGCTCCACAGCAGATCCATCATAATTCACCTGCCCGGCACGCAGCTCAGCATGCACCGCCTCACTGATATTCAGCCCGGCACCCTGGTAATAATTCCCTTCATTCATAATCTCTCAATATCGTAAACTCGCTTAACTTCACGCTTCCCCACCAGGCTCCGCACCCAGCTCGCCCGGTCATACCCGAACACCCCCTTATTCGCCTTCGCAAAAGCCACAATCCGCCGCAAATCACCGCACGCGAAAAGCACCTCCGCCACACCATCCGTCACACGGAAAGCAATCATAAACTCCTTATCCTGCACCATGGTGCCACCCGTACAAAGCACCTCCAGGCACAGCCGTTCATACCCCGTCTCACCCAATAACTCATAAGCCTGCTCAGCAGCATTCATCGCGAACCTCCCATCCGCTCCAGTCTCTCAGCGAACAACCGGAAATCATACACACGCCGCTCCTCATCCGGCCGCTCACTCCGAAATCCGCGCCGAAAACTCAGCCGCTCAAAATGCCCCAGTCCACCCCCCAACCTTGCCAAACGTGCCATGCTCACCACATCACCATACACGTACGCCACATACAGCTCCCGCTCATCCTCCGGGTGCGGATATCCCAGCAAAAATATCCAGGGAGTTGCAATCACCACGCCCCCCTGCTCCAGGCACATATTCGTCCACACCTCAGCCGTTCCGGCCCCCTCCACCTCATCCAGCAACCGTGCCCCATCATGCACCGCATTCATCACTTCAGCCATGACTCAATCCCCTTGTTCACCACCGCCGCAAAATCACCCTCAGCAGTCTTGTTGCGCTGCCCCTGACTCTCCAGCGAGCCAGGCAACCCGGCTGAATACATACTGCCCAGCCCTGCACCCGCCTGAGCCCCCATCTGCGCCCCAGCAGGCCCGCCGAAATAAGCGCCCACCGCAGCGCCCACCACCTGCAGTGACCCCGTCACCAGAGCTGACTTGTTCGCATTGTGCGCCTTCATCCTCTCAATCTGCGCCTGGGCCGACAAATAATCCCCCTGCGCCTCCGCCCCCTGCTCAGCCAGCTCACCACTCCGCCGCAGCATAGTAGCCTGGAACCGAGCACTGGTATCCTGCAACCCGCGAGAATACACCATATCCTGCGCCGCCTGCTCATACTTCGCCAGCACACTTATCTCCGCCTGATTCCCCGACCCCTCGGAGGTAAACCCACTACCAGCCTGCTGGGCACGCACAGTGGCCCCGGCACGCCTCTGCTCCCCACGCAGACGGCTCATATTCTCCGCCGCCTGCTCACCGGCCACCTTATTCTCCAGCTCCAGCCGCGCCGCCTGACCGTACGCCTTGCCCTTCTCGGCCTTGCCCTGGGCACGCGCCACCCGCGCATTAGCCTCAGCCACACGCGCCGACCCTTTATGCGACTCCGCCAGCCCAAAATTACCAAATGACTGCCCCATAACCTTACGCCGTGATAGAACTGTTCAACAACCTCTCCAGCGGATGCTGGTCATTACTCGCATCCTGCGTAGCATCCTTCAGCATAGCCTCACGCAGCAAAACCTCAGCACGGCCCAGCAACTCCTGGCGCTTCCCCTCATCCCCACTCACACAGCCGCACATCGCAGCCGCCAGATGCAGCACCAGCACCTGCGCAAAATCAGGCATATCATCCGGCACAATCCCCTGCATCACCGGCTCCGCCCCCGTATACACCACCGTCACCGGCTCATCCGGCGAGCAATTCTCCGGTACAATCACCCTCCCATACTTACGCCAATGCATCAGTCCCCTCAACTCCACCACATGCAGACAATCCTCTGGCAGCAACCACCCGGCCGGCACCTGGTTCAACTTCGCAACCTTTCGAGCAAAACTCCAATCATGCCGCTTCAGCAGAAACAGAAAAGTCTGCTTGAAATACAGCTCACACGCCTCATAACCAGAGCTCCCCACCACATACTCATGCTCCCCAAGCTCATGCAATGCCATCGCGCACAACTCACTCTTATCCATGCACGCATCCTAGCACACGCCCCCTTAAAACACCTATTCCCGCAAACGTAAATCAACCCCTCAGCCACTCCGCACCCAACGCCACCCCACCACTGCCGCCCCAGCCGCCAGACTCCTCCTCATCATACAGCAACTCCTTGCCCACATACCCCAGCTTGTACCCCTCACAAAAATACCGGAACGCATCAGCCCCGTGCGAGTGACGGTCATGCAACGGCTCCTGCTTCCCCGTCTTCATCGACTCCGGCTGCCAAGCATAATTCTGGAGGCAGCGCACACCACCCGGCAACTCCTCCGTCTTCCACTTCAAATTATACAGCAAGCGCTCATGAAACACACAGCTCATCAGCACCTCACGACACGCCTGCAAACTCGTCTGCAACGAACTCGTCACCGGCAGACTCTTCACCGTGAACCCGGCCTCCTTCAACTGGCCCTCCACACTCAGCCCCTGCCACTGCTGGTGCCTGGCATCATGCGGAAGCAAATGCCGCGTCACCCGCAGCGCATACTTACTCTCCCAAGCACGCACCACACCCACATAATGGTCCACCTGCTCCCCCTTCGCAGCGTAGAAATCCAGCGCGTAAAACTTCCCATCAGCCCCCACCTGGAACAACCACAAACACGTATAATCCGATAACCCCAAGTCCCAGCTCACATACACCGGCCGGCGCCGCTGGGGCTCAAACTCCACGCCGACGCGGCCCTGCGCCTGCAACCACTCCATCTCCATGCCGAAAATCGTAGCCTCCGGCATCACATCAAAAGCCTCATCCGGAGTAGTCGGAAACTCTTGCCTGATCCCCACACCCAGCGCACGCCATTGCGAAGCATACCACGCCTTCTGCCCACTGGTCAACTTCCCCACAAACTTTTCCACCTGCGCAAAATACCCCTCCAGGTACTCACGCTCCGCCCACCCCGCCTTATCATCACGCGCCGGCGGAATATCCCAGTACTTCGCATCCAGCGTATACTCCGGATCCTCCAGCCAATTCAGGAAATGAAAACGGTAATCCAGCGGACTCAGCTCAGCCTTCGCCTCATTCGCCATCGCCTGACGCACCATGATGTAATTATCCCCAGCGCGCCCGCCCTCATGGGTACTCTCCTTCACGATATACATCCCTGCCTTCACCGTGTTCAAGGCACCATTCTTCACCTCCTTCGCACGCTGGGGCATGCGCGCCGACACATACGCCATCTCCGACACATGCAGGAATTGCAGCGTGCCGCCACGCACCGTAGCCTTCGCCTCCACTATAGACCCGTTCACCCACCGCACCTCACCAGCCTTCGGCTTCCCCAGGTACGGCACCTCCTGCTTAATCTCCGCCCCAATCTGGGCCAGCGCCCGATCCTCATCCGTAGGATCATCCGGAACATAATCCAGCAACTGATACGCCAGCGTTATCTTCTCCAGCTTCTTGTGGGCCTCTTTCTCACTCTTGTCTATGATCCCGGCATGCCATCGCCTATTGAACAGGCAGCAATCCAATATCAGCAGCTCCACGAAGGTGGAAAGCCCCAACTGACGCGCCTTCAAAATCTCATTCCGATAGTGCATCCGGTGGTAAAACTTCCGCTGAGCAGGCTTCATGCGGAACCGCACCAGATTGCCCTCCTTATCCTCAATCCAGTACAAATTGTTCAGCCGCCACTCCTGGTCCTCCACCATAGCGCGCAGCGCAGGATCTGTCTCCTCATACCTCATGCCTGAATCGCCCCCACCACCATACCCTGGTTCCCACTGCACCGGAACCCCACACAGCGCTCCATGCCCACATTAGGCACCGCACCCAGCTTATGCCAGCCTGGCTGCATCACCGTATTAAGCTGACGCGGCACACGCGTCCACCGCTCACCTCCGTCCACCGTCAGCTCCACCCCTTTCACAGCACACGCCTCGTGAAAATAGATCCACAAATCCGGAGCGCTTATCTTAGCCGACCCCAGCCGCACCACGCCCAGAGCATTAGTCAGCAGAGTAGACACATAATCAGAATCCACCCCATCCCGGTACGAACTCCGCTCATCCTGCACCTCAATCCAGTACACAGTCTCCCTATCCTGTGGGTCAGCCAGGCCGCCATCCACCTCGCGCACCTGCTCACGCGCCACCACCGCATACAACGAATCCGGCCTATCCCCATTTGGCAGCATCGTTACACTCAGAAACCGCCCATCCGTCACATACCGGTGCCAGGCATTCACCCGGTGCGCCGCATTGTAAGTCATCAACGCCAGCTGACCATTGCCCATCACCATCACCGCCCGCACATCAGGCTTGCGCTGGAAACACCCCTCCTTCACACCCCCTCCATCTGCCAGCACATGCTCCGCATACACCGTCAGATCCGTGGAAATATACGCATCCTGGGGCTGGTCATACCCATACTGCATCACGCGCCCACCGCCGCGCTCAAAATAAATCACCTGGTTAGTCCCGCGGATAGCCGCCACATTGCTACTCCCCACAAAACCATGCGATGCCACCACCGCATTCACATTCGTCATCGCGCCCTGACCGCCGCTCATCATCACATACTCACCCTCCGAAGTCCCCAGCATAATACGCCCGCCGTACACCGCCAGCCAGCGAATCGGATCCTGCGTCTCCGCATTCAGCGTACGCGCCATCCCGCTCACATCCTCATCCGTCACATCAAAATTATCCAGATCATCCGTCTGGCTCATCCAAATAGTCAGAGGCTGAGCATCCGTGCCGGCCAGCACCAGGCGCTGATTAAAGATAGCCGCCAGCCGCGGGTACCCATACCGCCCGCACCACGCACACCAGCTCCAATCCAGCGTCTCAATATTCCCATACCAGCGCGTCTTCACACGCTCAGCCTGCACATAATACGCATCCAGCACCTCATCCTCACCCACCTCAGTATACCGCAGAATCAAATCATGCTTATAACTCGAAACCACCAACTCATTACCACACAAATCAGCAGGAAAACAACGCTGAGCCAGCTTGTCACCGTAAGCCCGCACACGCGTCAGCCACAGCGAAACCCAGCACTCCTCACCGCCCTCATCGCCACCCACCGGCTCATTCACCGGCGCAGCATTCCGGCTCCACGCCTCAGCCCGGTGTTCCCAGGCATCATACTGACTCCCCGTCCCCTCATAACAGGCCCTTACCTCATAACTTCCATACCACGTACCACTCAGGTGCAACTTCCACTTACCCTTGCACGGCGCACTCCCCACCATCAGCCCCCGCACAAAATGCCCAGGATAATCCTCCGGATTGATACCACCGGCCTGGTAATGCACCGCCCCATCAAAATCCGCCACACAAGTAAAAACATCCCAGTACCCGCTATCAAAACGGAAGGAAGAACCCTTCGTGAACGTCAGATCCTTCGTCAGCTCCGCATGCGTCACCGTTGCCTTATCCGCATCCGTACCCACCTGGAAATTATGCGTATAATTCGCCGGATCAATCAACCCCTCAATAAAATCATCCGCACCCTTCCAATCGTTCACCACACTATAAATCACCGTCTCCGGTGCCCGCCGCACCGCAAACACAGCACCCCGCAGCACCTTCACACCAGCCCCTATGAACCCCTCCTCATAATCCGCTGTCACCATACCATACGCCGCAGCCTGGCTCACCTTCAACTCCACCGCATCCGTATAGTAGCTCACCCGCAGCAACTCACCCACAGCCGGTGTGCGCTCAGCCTCCGGCAACCCCTCATCAAACCACACAGCATAATACCCATCAGAGCGCCGGCTCACCACCACACCCCCATCACGATACCCGCTCCAACGCCACGCCGGCACCTTGAACGTGTACACACTCAGCTGCCACACCCCAGCCTCATCACACACCAGCTGCAGCGGAGGCACCGCCGAGCACACAAACAACAGCATATTATTCAACTGCACCGTGCGCAGCCCAGCAATCTCCGCCCCCACATACGGACTCTCCACCGACCACACCAGGACACCATCAGGAGAATACACACGCACCTCCTGCTCACCCACCTCCACCAGATACCGCTCCTCATTACTGTACCGGTAATCAAAAAGCCGGCTGCACTCACCCTGCGCCGGAGCAAACCTCCGGAACCCGCGGCGCCGGCGAACTCCTCCAGCCTGGTCAATATCGAAATTCTCCACACAACTACACCCACGCGCAAACACATCCAAATCCGCGCGCATCTGCACCTGCGGGCTCAGCTCCCCACCATTAAACGCCACACGGATACTCATCGAGCACCTCCCTTCTGCTGCATCAACTGCTGAATCTGGGCCATCTTGCCGGCAGCATCCAACTTATCAGCATCCATCATCGCCTGCTGTTGCATCATCGCAGCAGCCTCCTGTTTCACCTTCATCTCTGCCACGTCCACCTCACTGTACACAATATCATCACTGCACCCAGTGCTATCCACCCAGCCACGCAGCAGCGCCTCCTCATCTATCCAATCCAGCATTTGCGGCCGCCCGGTAGACTGCACCCAGCTCACCACCTGGTCCACCACCGCCTGCGTACCACGCGCAATGATAAGCTCCAGCGCCTGCGCAATGCGACCCAGATACGCCACATGCGGATTCAGCAACTCCATGCTACCATCCTCATGCACCTTCACCAACTCCTCCGGCACACCCTCCAGCGGCACTTCGCCACGCCGCATCAGCACGCCCAGAATACGCCTCATCGCCACCTGATTATCATTGATGAACAGCGTAAAAGAAGGAGTAAACGCCAGAATCTTCTCAGCTGACCTCTCTTCCACCTCACGCGCCGTCATCGTCTTCTCCTCACGCGTAGCATTGAGGAGCATATCTTCATGGTACGCCCGGCGGATAGACGCCTCCTTATCCCGAATACGCTCCAGCCCTACATCGTATCGGCCGCCGGTGCCCCACTCCCGAGGCATATTCAACCTGGCGGCTTCCTCACTTATCGTAGTAATACCACCGGCCCGCATATCCACCTGCTTATTCTGCGCTGCCAGCTGCATGATCCGCGGAAACGCCTGCGTCTCCGCCAGCGTATCCATCAACCTCTCCAGCTTCACCACCTGACGTATCGCCGGCAGCGCCTTCTTCCCCGGGGGCGTCCCGTAAGGCGTTCCTGCCTCCTTCAGGTAACGAGTCACCAGGAACGGAAATTCGTAAAACCCTTCCTTCTTAATAACCTCATACGTCTCCATCTCCACATAGTACCCCTCATAAGCACGCGCCTCCAGCGGCACATCCTTCCACCCCTTCTTCACCTGCCCCTTATTCGGCCGCACAATCTGCGCAAACTCCACCTTCTGGGAGTACCTCATCTTCGGATCATCACACCAAGCCTGCACCTTCTCCGGCAAAGCCTCCCTACCCCACTCCATCTCCGCCTGCGCCGGTGTATACTTGAACTTCCGCACCAGCGTATGCACCCGCTCACGCGAATCCTCATCAATCACAAACGTACCAAACGGCACATACGTGAAATACAGCGGCTCCACATCCGACCCGCCAATGAAAAACGCGCCAGTGCCCAACTTCACACGGTCCCCATACACCTCATGACTCGCTGTGTAAAAATTACTCTGCGACAGACGCTTCGCCACCTCATTCGTAAGCTGACGGAAATACCGGTCCACCTTATCATTCTTCTTCCCCTTATTCCGACTCTTCAGCGTAAACCAGCGCCGGCCAGCAGGCGTGATATAGCTACTATGCGTACTCGTCAGCGTATCGGCAGCAGAAGCCGCCACCTCACACTGATTCAGCAGCCCACGCATCTCCTCCACCATCGGCGCCGTCTCCGTCATGTAGCGAGCCCACAAACTCTCCACTACCTGACGCAACTCCGCCCTCAAACCTGCATCCGTATCCATCGCCTCAACCCTCCCCCAGATTAGACTTACCACCACCGGCACCCAGACCACGGAAACGCTGATTCACCGTACTCGCCGTAGTCTTCTTGCGCTTCTGCCCCGCAGCCACATCAGCCTCAGCCGCCTGCTGAGTAGACGCCGTGGGGGCCTTCACCGCACCAGGCATCGCTGCCGAACTACTCTCTATCGCCTTCGCCGTCTTCTCCTGCGCCGCCGCATAACGCTCCGCCGCAGCAGCCTGCGCACGCGCCTGCTTCCGCTGAGCGCTGTAACCGCCCAGCGAGAAAACATCCTTCCATCCTGCAGAACTTCCCATACCTTTAATTCTTCTTTCCGTAAGCTGTCTTCAAAATTTCAACCAGCGCAGCAGACATCTCAGCCTGCCAGCGCCCACTATCTATCGCCTCGCAGAACACACGCGCATCCCTCTCATTCGAGCCAGCAAAACACGGCTCAATCATGAAAAACGGCATCTCGCTGCGCTTGAAGGCATGATACCCTCGGTCATCAGGCCCCCAGACCGGCTTAGCTCCCCGGTCTTTCAGACCCAAGATCCGCGAAATCGCACGCGAAATACGCGCCGCAACCCACCGGCCCTTGCATGACATCCCCCAGTACAGCACCTCGCAGCCACTCACCTCCGGCCCGGCGCTATTAAAATGCCACTCCAGAGCCACATCTGCCCTGGTAGCATTCGCCGCCTTCGCGGAGTAAACCGGAGAAGCACCTCCGGCACTCTCCCGGTTAGTCTGCGCCACCTCATACCCAGCCGCCTCCAGGTAAGCCCCCAGCTGCGGCAAATACTCACTGGCAAGCGCAAACTCGCCAGTCCCCACATGCGAACCCGCACACACCGCCGCACCCTCGCGGCTCTTCGCATGCCCTGGTAACAATACAATCTTCATATCACTCTTCCTTCCGGTCATGAATAAAACTCTCATTAGCAGCCTTAACCAATTTACACGTGCTGCACCGCTTCCCAAGCTCACGGCTCAGCTCATGATTCTCACGCCGCAAGCGTTCACAGTCTCTCTCCTTGCGCACGATAATCCACACCAGCAAAGCCGTACCCACCAGGCTACCCCCAAGCTGCACCACATCGGCAGCCTGGGGGATGCTCAGCACTGCCAGCATGGCAGCCGCTCCCGTCTGTATGTAATTAGTCATTCTTCCCGGCCTTCTTCACCTCCGGTTCTGGAACGGCAAGCTCACTCACACGCCCCAACTCAGCATCAGGCAGAATCGCACGCAAGCCGGTAGGCATCTGTACCACCACCCCGGTAGCCAGCACCTCCACCACCGACAGGCGCACATTATACTCCTGCCCCACCTCAATCTTCTCGCGCTTCATAACCTTACTTCTTCACCTCCTCCACCTTAACCACGCGATACACCGGAGTCTGCCCCGTGCTCACCTCATACAAAGCCTCTATCAGGTTCAACTGCTCAGCCGTAGGAGCCCCGCTGCAACTACTCAGCAAGCCGGCAGCCGCCAGCGCACCAATTATCGCACCGGCAATCACCTTCGCCCACGACTCCTTAATACCCCAGCCAGTCAACAGACCAGCCAGCCAACCGTATTGCTTCTCTTTAGTATTCATAAGAAAATTATCCTTGCACAACTATATCCAATATCTTCGCACTCAGCCCCAGCGATGCCGCCGGGTAAGTCACCCTCACCTCAGCACAACCAGTCTCACCATACAGCCAGGCCGTGTACGGCCCACCGGACAACCCCTGCAGCGTAGCATCCTTATCATAATACTTTCGCCCCCCTTTCCCCTTACTCTTCTTCTTCGAATAAGCCTGCACATGCCCCACCCACTCATCAACCTCCTTCACACCCGCAGCCCCTGGCACGTCATGCTTATACCATCGCCCCGCAATATACACATCACACGTACTCACAGGCTGAAAAGAACGCACGCAAGTCAATTCCCCCAGCGACGCACCAATTACCATCACATCCTGCCAGCCATTCATCCCCACCTCCAGCTCCACAAAATCACCCCTCATCAGCGTATCCGCAAACGGTCCCGAGTTCCTATGAAACACCACACTCTGCGAAATAGGATCCCACGAAATATCCGCCTTCACCCCATCTCGCCGCCACACGCGACTCCCTTTCACCAAACGCAGAAACCCACCACCACGCGAAAAATCCTGCGTAGCCAGCCGATAACGATTCAGCTGATCACTCAACGCATCACTCAACCCCAAACGCAACGCCGCCACCCTATGCTGACCCGCGCCCGGCCACAACTGCACCACCTTGCCACCCTGACCACGCGGGCCAGACCTCACCCCATACTGCACCGAAGCAAGCCCCACCACCTCCTGACGCCTGGCACCAAGCGAAAAATAACACCCGGCCCCATCCAAAGGAGTACCAGTCAACGCACCCAGACGAACCTTCATATCAATAAACCAGGTAAAGCGTGTGCGCCTCAATCACCTCCAGAGCATCATAATCAGCCTGGCTCATCACCTTAATCCCCATCAGCGTACTGTTGGTTAAAATATACTTCTTCAGCTCCTCCAGAATCTCCGTCCTCAGCATGTAGAAGTTATGCAGCGCCGCCGCATCCAGCACATGCGCCGCCTCCACATCCAGCGGATTATTGGTAAGCCGCACACCAGCCACCGTATCCCTGGTAGCCTTCTTCAGCATCAGCCCATCGTCTGGAGTCTGGTCGAATTGGTCGGGATTGGTCATGATACCCACCGCATTGCTGTCATCGGGCAGTCTCCCGGCGTCCCAGCCGGAAATGCCCTTGGCCACCCAGTCGGCCTTCCACATCGTGCGAAGCGCACCACCAGGCACAGTATTATTAAGCAACTGCCCCGTAATGTCCTGGCCATACTCATTACGCACACCGCTTACAGCCATCCCCATAGGAATGATATAAGGCATGCCCATACTCTGCGGCACACTTGTACCCACCTTCACCGTCCCCCAGCGAAACGCCTGAGCCGGAGCCACATTCGTACCCTGCGCCACCACGCGACCAGCAGCATCCTTACCGATAAGAATGCCACCCTCAATCACCTCATCCGTACTCAGAATGATCGTACCACTGCACAGCGTAGTAGCCAGAGGCACCATCATCTGGTGCGCCTCATTCACCCCCACCGGCGCCCCCTGTTCAATCGGCAACTCAGTCCCCAGCTTAACCAGGCCGTCCACCGTAGCAGTAGCGGGCCTCTGAGCCTGCGCAGCATTACCAGCCAGGCACACCCAGCCAGCCTCGTCAAACCACTCATACACCAGCACCTGCCCCGCGTGCGGGCTCAGGAAACCCAAGTACGGCGTACGCTGACCATTCCAACCAGCATTAGAACAGCAAGCACAATCGCCAGTCCCCAGCATCGGGCTCCGCATCAGCACCTCCGGGCGCGTTGCCGAAGTCTCACCAATAGCCTCCAGGCTATCTACCAGATACAGCTCCAGCCCCGCACCAGGCGGCACCTCAAACGGCTCCACAAACTCCCAGCGCACCTCCTGGCCCTCCGTCCATGCCTCAGCCGTCACACTCCGGCTCAGCAAGCGCGTAGTAGCATTCCCCACTCTCAGGAAGGCTGCCAGATACACCGGCGTGGTAGAAGAATTCTTCACCGGCACCACCACACCACTCAGCAGAATCCCATGCGGCACCACATCAGCACTCAGTCGCCAGGCATTCCAATTGCCAGCATCTCCAGGCACCTCCTCCAGCACATTCAGCACCGCCGGAACGGA